CAGGTGGTGGTGGTGGTGGAGGAAACGGACCTCAATCAAACCCAACTACTAATGGTGGATCAGGCGGATCAGGAAAAATTGTGGTAAGAGAACCCGCAGTATCTCAAGCAGCTTCGGCTACTGGTGTTTGGACTTTAGAAGAACAATACGAATTTTTAAAAGCAGGGAATTGGCCTTCGTAATAGGCTAAATTAATTATGGCACATTTTGCAGAAATTAGATCAAGTAACAATACAGTTTTAAGAGTAGTTGTAGTTAATGATTCGGATGTATCTGATAATGGTGGAGAATATACAACTGAATCTGAAAATTGGGTTGCAAACAATATCCTTCAATCTTCAGTTATAAAAGATCAAAATGGTGGATCCTATCCTGAAACTTATTGGAAACAGACATCATACAATAATAATGCTAGAGCAATTTTCGCTGGTGTAGACATGACGTATGACTTAGATACAGATAAATTTATTCCTGTACAACCTTTTCCTTCGTGGACATTTAATACTGATGAACACCTTTGGTATCCACCTATACCTTTCTGTGAAAATACAGATGAAGGAGCTGTTTTTTGGGATGAAGATAATCAAAGATGGAGAAACGGAGAAGGAACTAAGTATTGGGACGGATCTGTTTGGCAAAACGCATAAAATAGTGTACTAATACACTATTGTGTTCAATATATTTAGAAAAAAAGAAAATAAAGTTATATTTTGGAGCCATATAAAAGGCCTTGAAACAATTGCACCTATTCAACCGGCAACTAAATTTTTTCCAGATTGGTTTAAAAATTTAAAAGCATTTCCAAAAGAAGCTCCTTCATATTTTGCTGGAACAGTTAAAACATGTCCCTCTTTTGTAGATATATATAAAAGAGCTTTTGTACTACCTTTATGGTGCGATTTGAAAATAACAATTAATAATTCTAATGATTGGACTTGGTCTTCTCCATCAGAAATTTTTCAATTTAGTAGTCATTCAGCAACACAATATACAGATTGGTTACCTGAACATGAAAAAGAAAAAATACATTTAATTTTAAAACCTAATTGTCCATGGAGATGTAAAACAGAAAAGGGTTATATATTAATGCAACAACCTTTGTATTATCATTTTAATGAAGATTTTGAAGTATTACCAGGATTTATAGAAACAGATATCTATCATGAAATAAATCAACAAATGATATTTAGAAGACCTGGAGAATTTTTCTTAAAAAGAGGAACTCCCCTGTGTATGTATTATGTAGTAAAAAGAGAGGAATTAGAATTGTTTAATGTGAATTATGAAGATCCTATTATTAAAAATTATAATAAAGGATATACAAAAAGAGGTTATAGTGGAAGTAATATAAAGGATTTTTTAAGAACTAAATTTAATTCGTCTTATTCTGAAATGAGAAAAAAATATTTTGATGAGTAGTAATTTATCAGATCAAGAATTTTTTAATTTTTATGTAAAAGATCAAAAATGGTTCCCTTTACAAAATCACGGTTTAGTTGATGAGGATATTCAATTAAAAGAAGATGATTTTGATTTCCCTTGTCAAATAACAAGTTACTTAAATCTTTTTAAAGATAATAATATTAAAAATAAATCTATATTAGATATAGGGTGTGGTTGGGGTCGTGGTACACATACTTTAAAAAAATACTTCCCTTATAATAAAGTAATTGGTATTGATTATAATCAATCATTTATAGATTATGCAAGGCATAATTACAAAAGTGCTTATTATTTTAAAGATGATTTTTATAAAACAAAATTAAAACCAAATTCTTTTGATTATATAGTTTTAAATTGTTCAATGCATTTTTTCTACAATCAGGATATTATTTATAATAATATGAAAAAAGTTTTAAAAGAAGATGGTAAAATTATTATTACTGACATATGGAATAAAGAATCAATAAATATTTTTCTAAATAAAATAAAATTACATAAATTTGAGGTAGAACATAAAGAAGATTTATCTAAAAAAACTATTGATTCTATGCATCGTGATATATTTAACACATTTGTGTCTCATTGGGAATTCGTACAAGATGTATCTATATATGCTTTTTTAAGAATACAAAGAGATAGACTAAGATTATTTAATGACGATATAAATAAACAATATAAATTTATAATTAAAAATGAACTCTAGTAAATACGCATATTGGTTTTTTGAAAAAGCTTTATCAGATAAATTCTGTAATGATTTAATAAAATATGCCAATCAAAAACAAGAAAGACTAGCATTAACAGGAGATAAAACCAATCCTCAAAAATTAACTGAAAAAGAAATTAATGATTTAAAACTAAAAAGAGATAGTAACATAGTATGGTTAGGAGAGAAATGGATATACAATGAGATACAGCCTTACATCAACAATGCAAACTACAATGCTGGTTGGAACTACCAATGGGACTGGTCAGAAGAATGTCAATTTACGAAATATAAATCAAATCAATTTTATAATTGGCATAGAGATAGTTTTGATAAACCTTTTCCAGAAACCAGAGGACCTAATTATAATGGTAAGATAAGAAAATTATCTGTTTCATGTTTATTATCTGATGAAAATGAGTATGAAGGTGGAAATTTAGAGTTTCAAACAAGAGATCAAGATGATCCAAATATTGTGGTAACAACAGAAAAAATTAAAAAGAAAGGAACTATTATAGTTTTCCCATCATATACTTGGCATAGAGTAACACCTGTAACCAAAGGGACAAGGTATTCTTTAGTTATTTGGAATTTAGGAAACCCTTTTGTATGATTATTAAACCTGCATTTATCACACCTGTTTTTGAATTTGATTTAGATAATACAAATCTTAACAATAGATTAAGAGAAGACGCATACTTGCAACAAAAAAATAATAATGGAAGAGTTGTAAGTAATGTAGGGGGTTTTCAAAGTAGTCATATTTATGATACTCCTGCAGTTAAAGATTTTTTTAAAACAATAGTTCCCTATATTGAACAAGTAAAAAAAATTGTTAACTACAATAAAAATTTAAATTTAGAAGGTTTGTGGTATAATATAAATAAGAAAGGAGACTCTAATAAAATGCATTGTCACGGTAAATCTGTATTTGGAGCTACTTATTATATTGATGCTCCACAAAATTGTGGCGCCATAGCTTTTGAAAATTTAGATAAACATATTGTAATGAACAGCGACAACGATGCGTATGACAATCCTTACTTTAATGGTTTCTATAATTTAATCCCTAAAGCCAATCACCTAGTTGTTTTTTATGCTTGGTTAAATCATCAAGTAAATGAAAATAAATCTGACAAAGATAGAGTAAGCCTAGCTTTTAATATACAATGAATTTTCCAATAACATATTGTCCTAATTTTTTTAATAGACCAGAAGAGATAGTAAAATTTTCTAAAACTCTTGATTATCATGCTCCTGGTAAAAATAAAAATTGGAAAGGACTGCGATCTAAATCGTTGCATTTAATAAAACCAGACTTGTTTAGTTATATAATTAATAAAGTTTTATCTTTATATTATGATTTTAATATAGAACAAATTAGTTGGGACAATACATACGCAGCTTTTCAAAAAATGAATAATGAGTACATTGACCATAATGATATACATACTGATGAAGATTCTGAGTTAGCGGGAATAATATATTTAAATAAAAATAGTAGTATGAATAATGGGACTAGTATATACAATAACCATAATAAAATAATTAGTGTGTCAAATGAATTTAATTCTTTGTTGTGTTATGACTCTAAATTTAAACATTCCGCCACTGATTGCATAGGAGAAAGATTAAACATTGTTTTTTTTGTAGATGTTTTAGTAGCTAAACAGACTCCTTTAGACAGATACAAAAGAGTAAGTTTAAATTATGACTTTTAAAGATAAAAAATATATAGTTATTAAAAATGCTGTTTCCAAAGAAATAGCTAATTTTACATACGCTTATCTTCTTTTAAAAAGAGATGTTGCTAGAACATTGTTTGATAGAAAATGGATAAGTCCATTTGAAGAAATGCATGGATGGTGGAATGAAACACAAGTACCTAATACTTTTTCTATTTATGGTGATGTTGCTATGGAAACTTTGTTATTAAAATTATGGCCATTAATAGAAAAAGAAACAAATATAAAACTAGTTCCTACCTATGCTTATGCTAGAATTTATAAAAAAGGCGATGAATTAAAAAGACATAAAGATAGACCAAGCTGCGAAATATCTACTACGTTAAATTTAGGTGGTGACCCTTGGCCAATATATTTAAGTCCAAATGAAAATGTGGGGGTTGCGGAAGAAAATGGTGGAAAAAAAGGAATTACAAATATAAGTAAAGCTAAAGGCATCAAAATAGATTTAAAGCCAGGAGACATGTTAGTATATCCAGGCTGTATTCTTGAACATTGGAGAGAACCTTTTACTAAAAAAAATTGTGGACAAGTTTTTTTTCATTACAATTCTGAATCTTCAAAAGAAAATAATAAGTTTGATGAAAGACTACATTTAGGTTTACCAAAAGGTATTAAAAGATGAACAATTACGAAATTACAGATGATCATATAGGAGTATTTAAAGAATCCCTATCAGAAGAGGTGTGTAAAAAATATATTAACTATTATGAAGATATGCTTAATATTGATGCTGTAGTTAAAAAAAGAACAGAATACACACATAATCCTAGACTAGCCCATGAGGTTTCCGACTCCGCATTAGATTTATTTTCTAGCGCTTTTTATCAAGGATTACCTATGCCCTATATTGCAATTCATTTTAAAAATGTATTTTGGGAAAAATACCAACTTTATGCAGGTAAATATAGTCTTTTGCATAAAATAAATGAACACCATATAATAGATATTAAAATACAAAAAACCAATATAGGCGAAGGCTTCCATGAATGGCATTGCGAAAAAGCTTCATTAAATGAAAGAAACAGATTACTTGCTTTTATGGTGTATCTAAATGATGTAGATGAGGGTGGAGAAACTGAGTTTCTATATCAACATAAAAGAATTAAACCTGAAAAAGGAAAATTGTTGATTTGGCCCTCTCAATTTACACATGTTCATAGAGGTAATACACCCTTATCAAATGAAAAATACATATTAACTGGATGGGTTGAACATACTTCTTAATAAGATATAATACTACCAAAATAATAAAAAGCATATAAAGAACCTAATCTTTATAGATGTACGCTTATAGTGTATAATTCAAGCATGTCATTACAAAAAGTAAACTTTCAACCTGGTTTCAATAAACAAGCATCAGACTCAGGGGCCGAAAACCAATGGGTAGATGGCGATTTTGTAAGATTTAGATATGGAATGCCTGAAAAAATTGGTGGTTGGACGGAAATTATGGACAAGAAACTTGTGGGTGCAGGCCGTGCTTCACATACTTGGGCTGATTTAGATGGTAGAAAATTCTTAGCTATCGGTACAAACAAAATTTTATACATTTACAATGGGGATGACTACTACGACATTACACCTTTTGATACAAATTTAGCAAGAACCGGATGTGACATTACTACAACTTATAATTCAAGAACGGTTACAATTACAACGCCCACGGCTCACGACCTAGAGCAGGGTGATCTTTTAACTTTTGAAAACGCTGGATCATTTACAGGTGGTCAAACAAATTATACAGCTACCGACTTTGATGATGTTTTATTTGAAGTACAACTATCAGCGACTACTACAACTTTTACAATTTTAATGCCTACTGCTGAAACAGGGACAGGAGCAACAAACGACGGAACTCTTGATAGTAAACCCTACTATAAAATAGGACCCTTACAACAAGCCTTTGGTTATGGTTTTGGTACAGGTTTATACGGAGCTTCTACTTGGGGTACACCAAGAACTACTTCAAATGCGATATTAGACCCAGCTTCATGGTCATTAGATAATTATGGTGAGTTATTAATTGCAACTATTAAAAACGGAGCTACTTTTTCATGGGATCCGGACGGAGGATCAGGAGTAACAGCTAGAGCAACTATACTATCTGGAGCACCAACAAGATCTGTTATGAGTATGGTATCTGATAGAGATAGGCATTTAATTATTTTAGGAACTGAAACAACTATAGGTTCAGCATCAACACAAGATAAAATGTTTATTAGATT